CATGGGATTGCCGTCACCGCTATCACTGAGATACGCCTTCACATTGATCGGAGTATTGAACTCGGTCAAGAACGGATACACGCGAGAAAGCAGGCCACGGATACGGCCATCCACGGTTGCTCGACGGCCGAAACGGACATAAGCCGGGAGGGCTACGCCATCTGCATCCTGTGCCGTGTTGAGAACATAAATCTTCCCGTCCGACGTTCCGCCAAGGGAGAACGGAAACGCAGAAAAGAAGAAACGGTCGTTCCAGCGGAAGTTCACATCACTCCATTGCTGGGTCAGGCTATCCCATGTCGTGCCGCTCTGTTTACGGAAGTAGCCTGTGACAGTGAACGGGAAGGCGCGGCGAGAGAAGGGAGAAGGCAGGTTCGGGCCGGGGTTCTCGACATAATGTTCAACAGAGGCCTGAGACGGAGCCCCAATTTCATCGGTATCCACCGTACTTGGCATCGACCAAATGAGATCGCCATTCTCTTCATCGAAATGCGAGTAGGCCTGCACGATCCGGGCCGGGTCCTGCTGTCGGAGAATTTCTCGCCAGAAGTGCGTATTGATGAGCTTCACCGTAGCACCGTCGAAGAAATACTGACCGTCGTTAGCGAGGAACTCATGGTAGTTGCCAAAGTCAGCAACCGCCTTACTCGCGAAGGGGCCGACACCATTCGACACCTGCCGGAAAGCGAAGACGAGCGGATCACCGACGAACTGTGCAAGCGTCACTGCGCCATCGTTAGAATAGGAGTAGATCGCAAGATTATCCCCGATCACTCGCGCGGAGAGGATTTCATCAACATGGCCGTGGACCTTGAACTGCTCAGACAGGCCAGAGGACACGTTTTGCGGCTCACCCGGATTGCTGTTGATCATGTCTGTGGGCTTGTTCGTACCACCCTGCAGGATGTTAAGGAAGATCATCATGTTGGAGTACACAGTGAGAACCTTCGCCGTGAAGCCGAGAGTAGTCATCTGCTCGACGGCAGGTGTCGTGCCGTTCCAACGAACAATCGGGTCCACACCATTCGTGATCCACAGCTCGTCAGAATTACTAGGCGAGGCATTCACGAAGATGTCCGAGATGAAGGTGTTCTGCAGATCACCCGTGAACTTCTTGCGGATGGTGAAAGCTGTGCCAGCAGTTACAGTACCGGAGGTTAGCGTGGTGAGAGACGTGCCAGAGCCGACGCCCGTGATGCGATGCCATGTTGCTCCGGGAGAATTCTGCGTAGCTGATCCGAAGTGGATTTCATCACCGATCTTAACACCTGCCGTGGTGAAGTTCGTGCCCGTACCAGTGACCGTGTTTCCCGCCCGTGCGACCGTACCCGTGGCATAGATCGGAGTGAGATAGACGACCGTGGTGTCGTTCACATAGCGATAAAGGTCCGTGGTAGTGCCGAGGACAAGCTCTTCCGTACCATCTCGTTTCAGAAAGTTACGAATGAGCGTGACCGGGCCGTTGAGCTGGAACGTGCCGAAGCGTACCCAGCCCATATTCAGGTTCGTCAGTTTCCCTTCCTTTACCCGGAAGTTATAGCCATCCGCAAGCATGCGGGCAGCTAGGCTCAACCGGGAGCGATCATAATAGATACCAAGGTTCGGGTTAAGGACTGCAGATGACTTTGCCATTAGTATTTAATCTGAGGCAGGAGGGCGATACTCGGCTGGATTTTCGACGTACCAGTCTGCGTGACGTTGCCGTTCAAACTATCAACAACACCAAGGGGAATAATCGTGCCAGTCGAAGCGACACCACCAGATGAACTACCAACAATAGCGGTAGCACCACCACCATCATATCCAATACTCGTTGCGTTCTTAGCAAACGAGGCTTCCGTAGAAGTCACAGATACTGCGGTAGGCGATCCGCTAAACACAGGAGAGACATTCGGAAGCTGCGAGCGAGACATCAACTCCACTGCAACACCACCGCGTGCGCCGACCGTACCGAAACCTGCAACGTTCGTGCCGCTTGGATCAACACCAATAATAGCACGGCCGATCACTTGAGGGACGTTGAACGTGGTCGAGCCATCACCTGCCCCATGCGTAGTACCGATACGATTGAATAGTCGAGCGAAGGTCGTGCGGGAAACGGCCGAACCATCCGCAACAAGGTGTCCCGGATCGGCTGTCAAGGCGGCGGTCCATGAGACCTGACCCACCTTGGCTCCGATAAGGAAATCACCATTCACAGTGTCCACACCGTGCAGCTCGCCGTTCGTATCGACGTAGAACTTCGTTAGACTGGCAACACCATTTGTCTGCGCAGCGATCCACGGCATCTCCACGATCTGATGCTGGCCGAGATTGTTATGGTTCACGAGAAGCCAGCTCTCCACGATGTCGCGGAAAGCACGAGCATTCACCGGGTGCTGCGAGACAATATCACTATCACCCGGAAGCGCAATGTTGATATCAAAGGGAGGTGTAGCCATGTTATCTCCGAACCTTGGGCTGGTTTGCGCCTTCCCACATAGGGACGAACGCATTCACCGTGGCCAGCCGCTGTTTCTTGTCTGTCTGTTTCAATTCCGTAAACGCGTCTTCAGCTCGCTGCAGCCAGAGAGCCATGCTGTCATAATCCCAATCCCAGCCGAAGCCGTCGGCCGCTGCTTTCTTGACAATGTAATCGTCGGCGTTCTCTGTGAACCAATTCTGATCATTGTCGAGAGCGAGCTTCGGAGTGAATTCATAGTATGGTATCACCACGCGATACGCGCCGTCTCCCCAATCCGACAACTGATTTGGATAGGGAGCGACGGAGAACTCATACGCGCCTGTCGTCTTATTCACTATGTTCTGGATGAACTGCGGATAGTCCGGACGAAGACTATCTGACATGGTAGCAACAGGCGTGTCCGTGTCGAGCGCAGTCAGCAATCGCTTGGCGCGAGAATACTGCTCGAACAAGTACGGACCTTCGTCCCGATACTCTTTGAAGTTCAGGATCGATCCGAGCAGTGTCACACCTAGCACGGTATTGAATGTCTGCACACTCTCCATCGCGCGAAAGTTATATCGCCGCTGCATGGAGCGCACAGCTTCATTGATAAGGTTCGGGACCTCCAACTGCACGTTCGGCGGAAGGTCGATGAGAAGTCTCTGTACGCGGGCTTTAATACTTCCAAAGGTCATGATGTATCCTAGCAAAAAGGGGCCAGCCTATCAAGCCGACCCCTTCAGTTACCGGCTCATACCGGAAGTTATTTCTTGGTCTGAGAAGGCACCTGCTTCTCATCTTTTTCTTTTTCACCTGCCAGAGAATTGAACACCTTCTCTGCGGCTTCCTGTGGAAGGGGAGAACTCGTGAGACGATTGCCTTCCGGGTCCTTGATGTGGTGACGACCGAGGCCGATACTCACCAGCTTGAAGCCGTTTCGCTCTTCCACAACCTCTTCGCTGAGGTTGTTCTGATCATTCAATTCCTGATCAATCGCTTCATTGGCCTTGCGCTTCAAGTCGATACGCTTGCGTTCCTTGGCGAGAAGATCAACATCGAAGCCCGCCTCGGCCGCGAACTGATCTGATACCTTGCCTCCGTGAGCGGTCATGTAAATCCCCGGCTCATCGACGTACATGAAAACATCGGTCCCGGAGAGATCGTGCACGCGGATGATAACGCCGCGATCATAATCTACCTTATCTGATACAGGCATTATGTGTTCCTCGTGTATTTGCCACGAGCCTTCTGGGCTGCAGCTCTACGTTCCAATTCCTGCTCGCGGCTCTTCTGCTCAACTTCCGCCTTATTCGCGGCCATCTGCTGAACGATTGCTTCATTCTCGGAAGAGATTTCCGTGACAGTTGCATCGATAGGTTCGATTGCTTCTACAACCGCACCGGGACCGCCGACGAGTTCTGCGAGCTGGCTTTCAGACAGGGCCTGCTTCTCTTCCTCTGCAGCTTGAATTACTTCGTTCGCCGGGGAGATCGGGCCAGCCTTTTTTCCATCTGCGGCTTCAGCCTGTCGGTCCAAGTAAGCAACCAACTGCCGGGCATAGGTGAGTGACCCACTGATCCCGGCAAGCTGTGCTTCCATAACCTTGATGTCTTGTTCGATTAGCTCCTTCGTAATCATTCCGCCTCCTTTATGCGCCGCCAGTACGATTGGTCGCCGCGTTCGTCACCATGATGTAGTAGAGAGTACCGTCCACAGATTTGATGCGGATCGAGTGCGTCATAACCTGCGTAGTGTGGGTCGCAAGCACACCACCCGACACAACGTTCGGGACCTGCGTGAAGCGGTCAGTGATCGCCGCATTGGCGAGATTGGGAGAGTTGAGAACATCGCCTACATAAGCCGATCCGTACAGATTGCTCAACGCTTCCGCTCGACGCTGAGCGGGGGTTCGCACCCCCCTCTGGCTGTCATAGGGAACGGAGAGTTCTGCAAACGGAGCGTCAAGACTGAAGCTGCCATACAGAGACATGAAATTCTCCTTAGATCGTTACAGCAACGACGCGGGCACCAGAGAACGGCTTCTCAATGTACTCGATGAAGACATAGCCCTGTCCGGAAACGTCGGCCGCGTCAGTGACTGCGATGACAAGTTCCTG